GCCCCCCCCCCCCCCCCCCCCCCCCCCCCCCCCCCCCCCCCCCCCCGGCGGGGTGAAGGTCACAGCAGCGGAGGGGCTGCAAACAATTTATTTTTTGCTAGAAATCCACAGCACCAAACAATTTTTCTTTTTTCAAAAATTTTTGGTATATTCCGCGCATGTTCGAGACTTTGCCGTATGAGCCGCGTCAGTTGCGTGCGACTGAGGATCGGCTCCATCGCATATACAAGGCTGCCAAGCGCGGCCTCAAGGGCGACGCTCTCGCGTTGGCCGCCGGCATGTTGCCCAAGGAGTACCAGCTACTCAAGCAGTTCGACGAGATCGCGGAGTACGCCGAACTCAAGGGCCGCGCCGAGGGCGAGATGGAGATGAGCGAGTTGCTGCACCAGGCAGCGCAGCAGGGCGACGCCAAGGCGGCGCTGGCAATCTTGCAGAACGTCCACGGCTGGGTGGCTAAGCAAGCCATCAGTGTGGACGTCAACCAGCAGATCAGCATCACGGCGGCGCTACAGGAGGCGCAGCGCCGCGTACTGGACGTCACCGACGTAGAGGCTATCAATGAAAATACTTCTGTGGATCGCCTTATTTCTAGCAATCATCTGGCTCGTCAGCCCGCTGTTTGATCTGTAATGCAGACCACACGCTACAGCGCGCAGGACGAGCAAGAGCTAATGGCTCGGCTGTGGTCGCCGGCCATCAAGGACAACCCGCTCGCGTTCGTGATGTTCGCGTACCCGTGGGGCGTCAAGGGCACGCCGCTGGAGCACTTCACTGGGCCGCGTAAATGGCAGCGCGAGGTGCTCGCGACTATGGCCGAGCACATCAAGCAGAACGGCGGCCGTCTAGATTTTGATGTGCTGCGCCTGGCAGTCAGTTCGGGCCGTGGTATCGGCAAGTCGGCGCTAGTCAGTTGGATCACGGACTGGATGCTGTCCACGCGGATCGGCTCGACGACCATCATCTCGGCCAACAGTGAGTCGCAGCTCAGGTCAATCACCTGGGCCGAGTTGACAAAGTGGCTGGCGATGTCGATCAACAGCCACTGGTTCGAGGTGTCAGCCACCAGGCTGATGCCGGCCAAGTGGCTTACCGAGCTAGTCGAGCGCGATCTGCGAAAAGGCACCCGTTACTGGGGCGTCGAGGGGCGGTTGTGGTCGGCGGAGAACCCCGACGCCTACGCTGGCGTACACAACTTTGACGGCGTGATGGTGATTTTTGACGAGGCGTCGGGTATTGACGACTCGATCTGGGCCGTAACGAGCGGTTTTTTCACAGAAAACACGCCAAATCGTTTTTGGCTGGCGTTTTCCAACCCGCGCCGCAACACGGGGTACTTCTACGAGGCGTTTAACAGCAAACGCGAGTTCTGGAAGTCGAAAATCGTGGACGCAAGGACGGTCGAGGGCACCGACAAGCAGGTCTACGAGCAGATCATTGCTGAATACGGGCCGGACAGCAGCCAAGCGCACGTTGAGGTGTACGGTCAGTTCCCGAACGAGGGCGACGACCAGTTCATCAGCATCGGCATCGTGGACGCGGCCATGAAGCGGCAGCCCTACAAGGACGAATCGGCGCCGATCGTGGTGGGCGTAGACCCGGCGCGGTTCGGGGCGGACGCAACCGTCATCGCCGTGCGGCAGGGGCGGGACATCTTGAAGCTGATCAGGCACCGGGGCGACGACACCATGACGGTGGTCGGGCACGTCATCGACGCGATCGAGGAGTTCAAGCCGACGCTGGTCAACATCGACGAGGGCGGGCTAGGGGCAGGCGTTGTGGACCGGCTCAAGGAGCAGCGGTACAAGATCAGGGGCGTGAACTTCGGCAACAAGGCCAAGAACCCGATAATGTACGGCAACAAGAGGGCGGAAATCTGGGGTGAGATGCGCGACTGGCTGAAGTCGGCGAGCGTGCCAAACGACAGGTTCTTGAAGTCTGACCTGATTTCGCCTAAGATGAAGCCCGATTCTCGTGGTACGATCTACCTAGAGTCCAAAAAGGACATGAAAGCCCGTGGTTTGGCAAGCCCCGACGCAGCCGATGCAATAGCGTTGACGTTTGCCTTTCCTGTGGCGCACCGCGAGATGCGCGAAGACAAGCAGCGCACCGCGCGGTCGATGGGCTACGGTACTGTCTCAACCTCATGGATGGGGGCGTAATGGCGAAAAAAGGCGTGTCTCTTAGCGTTGGACGGGGCGAGAAGCTACCCGTCAGCAAGGGCGCGGGCCTGACCGCCAAGGGCCGCGCCAAGTACAACGCAGCCACCGGCTCCAACCTCAAGCCGCCGGCGCCCAGCCCCAAGACCAAGGCCGACGCTGGCCGCAAGGCGTCCTTCTGTGCCCGCATGGAAGGGGTCGTCAAGAACGCCAAAGGCGACGCCGAGCGCGCCAAGGCATCACTCAAACGATGGAAGTGCTAATCATGGCTACCAAACCCGGACTCTACGCTAACATCCACGCCAAGCGCGAGCGCATCAAAGAAGGCTCGGGCGAGAAGATGAGGAAGCCTGGCTCGCCTGGCGCGCCGACCAACAAGGCGTTCAAACAGTCGGCCAAGACGGCCAAGAAGGGCAAGTAATGCCGCTCGTCAAGTCTGCTAGTAAGGAAGCCTTCCGCAAGAACGTGAAGGCTGAAGTCAAGGCTGGCAAGCCGGTCAAACAGGCCGTTGCCATCGCATATGCTGTCAAGCGCGCTGCGCCGAAAGGAAAGAAATGAGCAAGCACCTCGAACCCATCAGCAAACTCAACGCTCGCGAGCCGAAGATGTCCGGCGGCGGGATGCCCGACCGCAACAAAGAGACGTACTCCAAGATGCCCGGCATGGGCTGCCACGGTAGCATTCCCGCAGGCAACAACGTCAAAGCGACCGTTGCCAAGGTTCTGAGCAAGATTAAGTGACTATGGACTACACAGGAATCGCCGCTGCTGGCGCGGTCAGCGAAGGCGGCTCGGCCAAGGACAAGAGCGACTCCGAGGTGCTCTCGACGGCCCGCAGCCGCCTGAACATGGCGATTTCTGCGCTGTCTGAGTCGCGTGAGGACGAGCTAGACGACCTGCGTTTCTACGCAGGCTCGCCCGACAACCACTGGCAGTGGCCGGCCGACGTGCTGGCAACTCGCGGTGCGGTGCAGGGCCAGACGATCAACGCCAGGCCGTGCCTGACGATCAACAAGCTGCCGCAGCACGTCCATCAAGTGACCAACGAGCAGCGGCAAAACAGGCCGCAGCCCAAGGTAATCCCTGCCGACGACGGCGCTGACGTCGAGGTGGCGGAAATTTTCAACGGCATGATTCGGCACATCGAGTACATCTCGGACGCCGACGTGGCCTACGACACCGCCTGCGAGAACCAAGTGTCCTACGGCGAGGGCTACGCGCGCATCTTGACCGAGTACTGCGACGACAACACGTTTGACCAAGACATCAAGATCGGGCGCATCCGCAACTCGTTTAGCGTCTACATGGACCCGCTGATCCAAGACCCGTGCGGCTCCGATGCCCGCTGGTGCTTCATCACCGAGGACATCCCCAAGGACGAGTACGAGCGCCAGTACCCGGACGCTGCGCCCATCACCACGCTGCAAACGCTGGGCGTGGGCGACCAAGGCTTTAGCCAGTGGATGAACGAAAACACGGTGCGGATCGCCGAGTATTTCTACATCGAGAACACCAAAGAGACGCTCAACCTGTATCCCGGCAACGTCACGGCGTTCCAAGGCACGCCCGAGGACAAGATGCTGCGGATGCAGTTCGGCAAGCCCCTACGCTCGCGCCCGTCTGACCGCAAGAAGGTCAAGTGGCTCAAGATCAACGGCTACGAGGTGCTGGAGCGGTCTGACTGGGCCGGCTCGCACATCCCGGTGGTGCGCTGCGTGGGCAACGAGTTCGAGGTTGAAGGCCGGCTGTACGTCAGCGGCCTCGTGCGTAACGCCAAAGACGCGCAGCGCATGTACAACTACTGGACGAGCCAAGAAGCTGAGATGCTGGCCTTGGCCCCCAAGGCGCCGTTCATCGGCTACGGCGGTCAGTTCGAGGGCTACGAGATGCAGTGGAAGACTGCAAACACCCAGAACTGGCCCTACCTTGAGGTCAACCCGGACGTCACCGACGGCGCAGGCGCCGTGCTGCCGCTGCCCCAGCGCGCAGCCCCGCCGCTGCCGCAGACGGGTCTGATCCAGGCCAAGTTG